AGAGAGCAGATTTTTTAGTTCCCGCCGTGGGGGGGTTCTTTTATGTCTTTAGTCGTCGATGGTAACAAGGTCGGCTCCTAATGTGTCATTCAATGAGAATGAGCGAGTCACTTCACTAGCTTCTTCTGTTTCACCGGCTTGTTTACGTGGTTTTCTATTATGAGCACCATGTAAACCAAATTCATTCCCCATATCTGCCAAATCTGACGCCAAGGAGAATTTAGATACAGAATGATCTAAGTTTACATCGTTCACTAACATAATCGTACTACCCTCTACGAATGGGTGATTGATGTATAATTGATCAGTCATAGTTTTGTAACGTTTCTTTAACTCTTTGATCGTCAAGTAACGTTTACCTGTAGAGCGTTCATTCTCTACATTCAGAACACCGACCCAGTCGGAGTTCTCTAATAGATCCCATGCTTGTGCTACGTTACCGCGACCAAGCATTTTACCCAAGTCTTCTTTACCAGCATCATGGGCAGCATCGATTGCCATATTACCTGCACGGTTGATTTGTTGTGCTGTAATAACAGGGATCTTCAATCGGATGGCTAAATCTTTCATTTCATTGGATGCGTATTTCAAACGCATGATTTCATCTTGTGTTGGTTCTGTTGAACGAATACGTTTAATGTAGTCAAATACCAAGGCTATGACTTCATTATTATCCTCTTCAATCTCATCAATAATGGTATACAAATCAGATGTACTGATTTCCAAGTTACCGTAATATTTCATGATGATATTAGTTTCGCCATCTTCGAGTGATAAGCCACCTTTCTTACGCATTAAGTCAACTGCCTCTTCAGCAGAGAAGTTCTTAATATCATCAGTTGATGTAGAAAGGTTGAATAGGCGAATCAAGGATTCTTCTACAGAGTTTTCTGTAGTAATGTATAATACAGTTGGTCGTGCAGTTGGTTTACGTCTTGGTTGAATACGATTGAACGCTTTAATCCAATAGCAAGAGTATAGTAACATAGCAGATTTAAAACCACCTGTTACCCCTAACCACATATATAAACGACCAGGTAAATAACCTGGTGACAGCATATCATTTAATGCTCGAACACCAGTCATCAATGCGAGATTATCATCTGCTGCATTCTTAATCGTTTCTTCAACGAATGGTTCCATGATATCACTTTCCAGACTGAATGTACTCATGGATGCTTTTGATTCGGATTTACGAATATCGGTTAATAGGTTACCCATAACAGTTTTGATTCTGTTAGTAGATTCTTCCATATTGAGATAATCTCCACAATTGATATCGGAGAGTGCTTCAAACATTTTATCTCGATAATAGAAGATGTATGAATGTTGGAGAAGAGTTTCGACTAATTTAATGATATATTGAATCTCTTCATGGTTTTTATCAGTGTACTCATCTAAGTACTTTAGAATGATTTTACATTCTGGTTCATTTGGGTCTTCTGCCGCAGATATCAAGGATGTGCGGTTAACAGTACCCATACTGATACGTGCATCTAAAGCACGTTTAGCAAACCAGAATCGAGCATACATCGTAACATCCTTTTCATATGGGGATGGGTCTACGATGTTTAATAGTTTTTGTAGATTATTTAGATGCATACGAGTAATCGTTGGATCTTCTGAGAAGATAAATCCAATGAACTGCTGTAAATACATCTTTGTGAATTTTATCGGTACTTTATGAACCGTTTGATCATATGGTGATGTAACATCACGCTGATTACGTTTCTTATTGTACGACACTTCTGAACTTAACAAGGGGACGACCTCTCCTTACTTTATAACAAATTGAGTTCATCTTTAATGACATCTAGCGGGAGTTCCCGTTTATGACGTATACTAATGAACTTCTGAATCTTTTCTTCATGTGAAATACCTGGATCAAATACGAATGCGTATTTGGTCAATAACGTATTTACAACTTTCTCATTTTCTTGTTCTCTGATAAATTGAGCTTCATCGGTTATATCTATCTTGAATCGAGGTTTGTCTTTTACAAACTCTCGAAGATATTGTAACGCATAGGAGAAGTCAACTTTCTGAACTAAAACAATTTTAACCCGCACATAATCAGCTTGTACGGATAACATTAGATCGACCAAGTCTTGTGGTCGATCTCTATATATAGTAAAATCCTTAACTTGGATTGTGGTATATTCTTCTGCCATTGGATTCTTTACGAATTCCACAGCATACTTATGATTCTTTACGTCATACACGCATAAATAAAATCCTTTATCTTTCTCTTCCCCATGTTGGAAACGGGAGAATGAACCCGGATAATATACGTGATGTTTAATCACTGTGTTTGTATGGATATGACCAAAGAAGATAGGACCGCGACAAGCGTTAATCATTTCTTTGGAATCAAATACAGGTGCACGACTCATAGTGATTTCACTTTCTTGAGCCTTTGCCATAGCACCCACTTCTTTAAACATACCATGACCGAATATAAAATCATATTGGTCTGGTTCTGATAGATACGGTGCATAATACTCATCTTGATGTTCCATATATTCTTCTGGAACGTAGAGAATATCAATTCCTTCTGTTAAATGTTCCCGTTCTACGGTCATTATGATTTTAAAGTTGATATTGTTTCGTGTCTCATACTGACGGAAGTTATGAAGTTGACGATTGTCATGACTCATCGTTCCTTGTAATACACGAATATACTTAATATCATTTTCAATACACACATCAACTACCTCTTCCATAAACATCATTACGGAATGAGCGGTTGAATAGTTCATGCTGGTAATCCCATGGAATAGATCTCCACCGAATACTACCATATCTATACGTTTCCCATCAATTACTCGTAAGAAGTGTTCTTTGAGTTGCTCGTATAGTTTCTCAGTTTTTACTGCACCGAAGTGAATATCTGCAATAAAGGCTACTGCAAATAGTTCATTCTGTATCATATAAGAGATCCTTTCCAATCATCAATAATGATGGTATTCAATAACTTGAATGCCTCATATAACTTTTCAAAGGCTGTTCGATAATCCACCATCTCTTCTACTTTCATAGCTTTAGATACGATAGGAACATCGGGTTTGCCTGTAAAACATACGATACGACAGGTTGTAATTTGTTCATAGAGTTCAGGTTCTCTAAACTGAATCAAATTCAAATACGCTGCCAGTTGCATAAAGTGTGTAAATTGTGGCTTCTTAGAGGTTTTGAAATCACCCAATGTCATTTCACCATTAACGATACCTATGAAGTCAATTGTTCCACCATAGCGTTCATTATGTAAACGAAGCTCACTGTATTTTGGTTCAACCTTACAGTCTCGTTTCCACTGTAGGTAGTAATTAAAACGAACATCAGCTTCTCTTTCCAATTTGTAGTCTATATGTGGGGAGTAGTGCGTCTGATTAATATCACACTCGATTTTATTATGTACAAGTGTGCCTAGTAATGCTTTCTCATCTAAGAAAGCTCTATATTTAATTCGTTGAAAGCCTAACCAATTAGACCAATCCATTAACCCCTTTTTATTCAATAAGGAAATAATCTGAGTTACGGATGGAATCTCATGGGCTTTACTATTATAATACGGTAAATGTGCCATTTGTCTATTTCCTCCTATTAATGTCATTTTACGTTATCACGTTGTCATAATGTATATTTGAAATTACCCGTTGGTAAATTCATCTATATATTATAACTATGCTTATATACCATTTCTTATTATTACTATAGGAGGTACATCATATGGACAAGTTGTATGTTGCAGTAGGAGAATGTCTCCGCGGTCACTATGTCATCTTTTTACGCGGTATTGGAAATGTATATCGTATATTAGCCCACGATGACAGAAAAACATTCTTAGATATCGTGAACGATAATCTACCAAAAGACCAAGGTAAATATGCGTTGGATATCGAAAAGTATATGGAATTACCAGCAACCGAATTTCGTGTAGAACTGTATAGGGAAGCTACCAATGCCGTCATGAAAGCATATGAGACATATACGGACAAAGACTTCTTACAATACAAAGATCTACCAGTTGTTAAGTACATCTATGCACCTGAGACATTCGGTAAGAAAGCGGAGAACGCATATTTTAGACATTTAGCCAAGAGACACCAATAGGAGGTAATTACTATGGCAAACGGAACAATTAATGCAATTCAATATTTCATTCGTATCAAAGATTCTCTCAATGAATGGGCTACATGCGCCAGTCCAGATAAAGAAATTTTCACCAGTTTAGTAGATGAGCATTTAAGTATTCATTTCATGGAAGGTCTTGATGTAGATTATTATGCTGGTATTGAAGATGATGAAGAATACAAAGAAGAATTAGCCAAAGCTATCAATGAAATCATTGATGGATATAACCAAAACCTTAACAATGAGGTTACCAATGATCCAATCATCGGTAATGCATTTATCAGTGATCTACGTTCACCAGGAGATTTAATAGGTTTTAAACACAAATAGGCTATAGAACTTTATCTCCTGTATAACGTATTAGTATTTAGACGTATATGGCTATATAAGGAGCGTGAAAGACTATGCCAGAAGAAAACACATGGTATATTAAATTGGTAAAGCCCAACCACGAAGCCCAATGTATTGAGAATAGAAACTTGATCAATTTTATGATTGATCTAGTGACATTCATGCGTACATATTATTCTTGGGAAGACTCATTGACAATCGTCGATTATGATGATTACAAAACAGAGTTAATGGCAAAACGGGCTATCTTTGAAACATTGAAAAAGATGTTTACAAAGCATATCATATTATCCAATGGAAATGGTATATATAGCAAACTTTCCGAGGATTATATCCTTACGTTCTTATCACCGAGTGATAAGTAAACGAAAAGAAGAGAATGGAACCGAAGTTCCATTCTCTTTTTATTTTTTTTTTAGCTATCTATTAGAAATGATTCATGTTATGGTAAGATGGCATAGCATTAACCATTTGAGTAGTGTAGCCAGAGTTGAAGTCAAGGTAATCGCGAAGGATGCGATATTTGTTCAACAATGCGGAGCCGATTTCATTGATTTGTGGGGATTCATAGCGAGTAGCTGTGAATTCCAAATCAAGAGATACAGCAGCATGAGAGCCTGGTTCAAAGTTGAAATGAGCTTTTGCAACTTTCTTAGGCATCATGTTGGAGAACATAGCACAGTATTCAATATCGATACCAGTTGGGTCGGTATTTACAATGATAGTTTCCATTACATGGTTGGACGCTTTGAATTGACATTCAGGAGAGATTTGACCATGATAGTGGGACAAACCAGTCAATGGGTCAGAGATACCAGTCATCCAAGTATCAATGAATTCGCGGATTGGAGAACCAGAGAATTCGTATACTTTAATAGTTAAGGAATCAGTTTCATCTTTAACTACGTTAGGAATTTGGAATTTGTTCCCTGCGTAACCACCAGTCAATTCTTCAGTTTCCATTGTAGTATCAGCGATACCATCAATGCCAGTGAAACCAAGTTCGAGTAAGTGTTTAAAACGTTTTGCAGCCGCAATATCCATACGTTCCATGAAACGTGGAAGTCGTACGATGAAGATACGGGAATAACCAGCACGAAGAGGGTCAAATTGGTCAATGTTCTTTGTGGAAACATCAAGACCGCCAACCCATAAGCCGAATTCCGAGAAATCTTTCGTATTGCGTTTAATATTTTGCTGGATAGATTTCATGTTATATTACGACTCCTTTCTTATGTTCTTGGGTTAACGTCGATTTCGACGATAGCACGTTTTTGGAATGTACGGAATACAATTGCCAAGTATACGTGAACGATAGAACGAGTTTTTTCCCATTTATTCATAGAAACTTGGATGTCGATAGAACGACATTTAGTTCCTTTATAACCACTGAAGATTTCTTCGCAGTCTTGACGGAAAATTCTCAATTCATCTTCATCAGAGAATTCATAACGGCGTTTACCCGCCATACGTTCAATTTTGCGTTTGATTTCAAGCAATACTTGAACGTTGTTTTCTTCACTCAAGTCGGAGTTTTTAACTTGGGAAGTATTTTGAGTACCGCGAATGTACGTATCTTCATCGATAGCTTCGATGTAGTTGATTTGGTACTCAGTGAGTAATTTTTCTTTGATTTCCATATCGTCAGCATCGATTAATGGACGAATGGAGTTCTTAGTATAACCACTCATTGTAGCATAACGTTCACCAGCCATAGGAACATGGTTACCGTATGTAGCTACGTGTAATGGGTAGCGTTGAGCCATCCATAATGTATTGGTAACAGGAATGACTTTACCTGTGATAGGATCTACAGTTTTGAACATACCTGCGTTTTTGGATACCATGAATGTATTGATGTCTTTCAATGTTTGACCCATTGTGTACACATCGTTTACATTTGTCAAGAGGTTAGTGTCAAGACGAACAGCAGCATCCATACGTTTTAATGCCAAAGAAGCCATTGCTTTCTTAGTTTGAACAGAGTAGTTCGCATCAAGAATCAAGTCAACTGGAGCACGACGTTTGGATTTAACTTTAGCGTCAACACCACCTTGGAATGCCATTTGGTAAGCTTTATCGATAGCTTGTTGACGTTCTTGTTTGGACAAGCCAGAACGAGGGTCGAAGTCACCATCGGAGCCACCTTCAAGACCAACACCTTCAATATCCATTACATGGATAGTTTGTTTACCACCTTCGATTTCGATGAATTTATCATCTTCTTCAGTGAAGCGGTTGTAACCAAAGATATCGAATGTTTCCATAGTGTATGGAAGTTCGTTTTCTGGTTTTACAGGAGTTGGAAGAGTTGTTGCAGCTAAACCATTAGCAGCAGTGTATTTCAAGTATGTGCCGTTTTGGAAGTTACCATCTTCAGCAGTCAACAAGTAGTATACACCTTCTTCAGCAAGTTTAGTTGCAGGAAGTTTTTTAGTTTCAACTACGTTCAATTTAACGAAGCCGTCACCATTAGTACCACCAGTGGAAGTATCAGCTTTCACAAAGTAGTCATATACTGGAGTTGCAGGAGTAGGTGCACCAGGAGCTACAGCTTGAGGAATCAAGTATAAGTAGCTAGCATCAGCATCAGTATATGTAGGAAGTGCAGTCAATGTATTTTCAATATGAGTGAATGTCATATCATTGTATGTTTTATTCACGTTATCATATTTTACATATGTGCCTTGAGCGATGTTACGACCACCAACTACGTCAGCAGCAGTCATGTAGTATACAACCTCAGGATCAGGTAATGTCGCAGTTGTAGCTGGACGACGATCTACAGAAACTACTGTAGGAGGAATGAAACCATTTTGGTCATATACTTTTTTGTATTGATCGAATACTTCGAGAAGTGTATCGTAGTAGAATTTAACGGATACACGGGAAGAACCTTTACCGCCTTCATCATTGATTACATCTTCGATGTAGTTAGTGATTTGAGTGTTAGGGTCCAAAGCATCGATGTAGAAGCATACATTGTAAGATTCTAATTTCTTAGTACCTTTTTCAGTGCTGATTAATTCTACACGATAGTTTTTGTATTCGTTATCACGGTCAGCATTACGATCATGAGTGATACGAATACGGAAGTCTTGGCCATATTTACCAGGACCAAGGCAAGCGAAGCTGAACAATGGAAGACGTTTCCAACCATCGATATCAGTTGCAGCCATAGCGTTGGAGTAGATTTCCAACATTTCCAAATCAGAAACATCTTCACGTTTGAATGTTTCGAATTTGAGTTTCAATTTACCTGCGTCTACTTTGTAGCTTACAGTTTGAATGAAATGAGCATATGTAGCGTTGTCAGCAGTAACACGCAAGCATTGTGCTTTAGCGTTACCTGTATATAATGCTACATATGGCATATACATAGGTTGACCGTAAGTTTGGTAGTCAGGTAAACCATATTCATTTACGAAATCAGTGAAAGATTTCTTTAATTGAAGTTTGTTACGACCTTTAGGAGATGTGAATACACATAGAAAAGTCGGACCACTATTATCAGACGTATAATCTTCGAAGTATGTATTATCGTTGATATATACGGCTTCATGAGGTTGAATCCACTCAGGGATAATTTGACCTGCTCGTGGCATATGTTAACCCTCCTTTAATATTTATAATTTGGTATTAAATTATTAATTTAATGTTTGTTTTAACCCCAGAGGGCTTTTACAGATTACATTAGAATTTGAGTAGTTGTTCCATCGGAGATGTTTGTTCTTTACGGTCAGTACGAGTCGTAGTAACCGCAGATACGATGGATTCGTCCATGTTCTCGAATGTGATAGCGGCAAAGGATGAGTTATATTTCGTAATCTCCTTAGTATTCGCTGTAGTGTAGTCGTATCGAGAAATAGATGGATTTTTACCAACTAAGTATCCAAACCGATATTCAGGCTTGGCTGGATCTCTATAGATTTCACTGATAACCAATTCTTTGATTACGTCAGGAATGTCGAATTTGACCCCATTCAGTTCAAAGTTTCTATCCCATAGTGTGATGATGTCATCGTAAGAAAATGATTTTGGTAGTTTACCAGCAGTTAAAATCTTCAAGAAATCTTTAAATGCAACCACTGATTGTGGTACCGCGGTTTGACAGAAGATATCTGTATTATAGTATTTCAATACATAATACATTTCTTCACCTTTACCAACTAAATCTAATTTCTTCTTCTCATATCCCCCTGTAGGATAGGTTACTATATGAACGGGCAAGTTCACTGTGCGTAATTGAAGAGGTTGTTTGCCATCAACATCTTTGAATGTTCGGATATTAAAGATACCGAGCACTGCGAAGTGATCGCCGACCATGCGTGCAATGTTAGTATTGAAATAATATTCGGGTATATAAGCCTCCATATACTCACCATTAAATTCAATATTTGCACCATTTTTAGTAAACGGATTAGCCATTGTGATAGCCGTCCTCCTATTCTTATTTTTTTGACAAAAAATATAGGGTAAGGAGCTGACTCCTTACCCTATTGTCATTCTGCGTTAATTACAAAATCAACGAGCTCTTTCATGTATTTAGTGCGGTTAGCGATGTATTCGTCGGATGTATTGGTATCATGACGAATGATGTTAACCAATGATGTTGATAAAGCGTTGCAGAATTGTTTAGTGTATTGATCCATTGTATCTGGTTGATGCTTAATAAAGCGAGCAAATAAGAATACGAATAAGTTATTGTACTCTTTATACTCTTCACCAAATTCATTGGATTCTAAATCCATCATTAATTGGAATGGGAATTTTAAGCCATTCTTCTCTGCTTTTTCTACTGCTTTAGCAATAGTCTCTTCCATTTGTTTATGGAAACCATGAAGAATAGATTCATTTCCTTTTTTGTTTAATAGTTCGATGATTGGTGTACTCAATGGTTCTAATGTAACAGCATCTTCTAATGCTTTGATATTAGTTTCAATGATAGTACGTTTATCATCAGACAACCCTTCTTCAGTCAATTGATGACGATAGAAATTTAAGATATATTCATCGAATGTGCTACTTTCAATAATCTTAGTCGTTTCTTCAGAAACATACTCATCATATTGTTCTTGAAGACGATTGATCATAGCATCAACGTCATCGAGTTGTTGTTTTGTTGCAGCAAATAATGTCAACATGTCACGTTCGAATGTAGGCATGTCGAAATCATCTGGTTGTACTTCTGGGATAAAGAAGTTACCAACAGGACCATCTTCTTCATTGATGGTCAGAACTTTCTTCACTTCTTCATCACTGAATCCATTGATTTCCTCTTCGGTACATTCAGATAGACGAGCTAAGATAATTTTAGCATCTTCTTCATCCATAGGAAGAATAGCTAAGATTTTATTCAATGCAAATTTACGCGTACGTACGAATGCATTGATTAAGTTACGAATCTCCATTGCTTGAATGACTTGAGCGTATTCTTTTTCCTCTGGAGATAATGTATCTGGGAGTTCAATATGTAAATCTCCCAATTGGTCAAGTAATTTAGTTGTTTCATTATTCGTTGTTTGAGTCGGCGTATTCTCCATCGATATCTCCTTCTAATTCTTTACTAATAGCACCTTGAGCTTTCATTTTAAGCTCAGCATACTGTTGCAAGAAGTATTGGTATACATCTGCTACAATACCATCATATACATAGTCTTGATCATTGTCGAACACAAGATCTAAGAATGGTTTACGGAAGTTACCGTTAATAACATGCTCCTCGATACAGTATCTGATAACGGAGATATCAAAGTTATCTTGGTTGAAATATTGCATCATATCAATTGGTTCGATATTGATATCTTTCGCAATGGATAATACGACGTTAATATTCGCTAATAATGTAGCAAATACTTCATCATCCACTTTTTGTTTCATAGCCAATGTGGACACGTCTTTGGCTTTCTCATTATGAGCGAGTTCATCTAGGATAACATCTAAGTTGCCCAACGTTACTCGTGCTAAGTATTTAGCAACGTTTTTAGTATAATTTACAGTGAAGAATTCATAGAGCGCTTCACATACATTTTGAGTTCCTTGATGATCCAATGCGTCGATTACATCAGGATCGATATCTAAACGGAACTGGTCTTCAATTTTACGAATGATAGCGAGATAGAAATCGTTCGCTTCATTTCGAAGTTGTTTTACATATTCTTCATCTTCACCATTGTTGATTGCTAACAAGTCAGCTTCATCACTGAAGTTTTCTACGAAGTTAGTCCTCATTTCAAACGGTTCTCTGATTTGAGTAGAGATGAATTCGTCAAGAAGTTCTTGCGATAAATCTTTAAGAGGTGATACTTCGATGACATTGTCACCTAACACCTCGAAGTCGTTGTCATTTGTGAGTATCATAATACACTCCTTATGTATAAATTTCGAATAAGTATATACTTCTCTGTACTACGGAGTTTATTTTTTTACAAATAGATGGTATACCGAAGTATACCATCTAATATTAGTTGCTATTCAAGATATCGCACACATCGAATGCGCCACTATAGTCATCATATCCAGCATCTTCATATGGAGCATGGAGTTTCTCTTGATATTCATCATTGATAACACCAACTCGTAACCCTGAAGATGTGTTGATGTATTGCTCCCTAGCACTTTGATAGTATGCTGGAGGAGGGTTAGGGTCCACTTTCTGTTGTGGGACATCATCAATCTGTAATCCACCATATGATTGGTAGATAGATTGACCTTGTGGATTAGGGAAGTATTGTTTCAACTCATCCGGCAATGCATTATAGGCATCATCATATGTTTCTACTTTCTTAACTTTCTCCCCAATCGGTTTTCGTGGGTCATATTTAGTAATACCATAGCGAGTAAGTTTACTACCATGGTAGTATACAAATAATGCAATTAAGTATGCCATAACAACGTCATCATGCTCACCAGGAGCTGCTTCAATCTTACCGCTTGCTTTTTGAATTAAGTTATTCAAATCATCAATTAATTCACGGCAAATGAAATCAGACTTGCGTTCAGCAACGTGTCGTAATAAGATTTGCATCATCATTGGCCGAGTGGTTGCTGTTGTGGCTACACCATAGAAACGACGATTGTTAGGGTCGTTCATAACCATACCATGTTTATCTAAGCGGGATTCCACATCAGGAACCATAGCTTTATCGATATCGTAGTATAAGTTAGCCGCAATAGAGCTTCGTTTAAGAATCGCAATAATGGCAGAACCTAAATGGTTAGACTCGATAGCTACTAATGCTTTTGGTATATATCGATTCACGACTTGAATGATATTTTGTGCAGTTTCTACTGCATCTGCTAATGGAGTTTTCATACATGCGACAGGATGTAATGTATATGGGTCAATGACCATCAATACCGTATTATCGTTGTTTACCCCTGTTGCGCAGTCGACACCTAGGATATATGGAACAGATTTATCCAATCGTTCATATACATAGAGGGTAAAGATTTTATTAACCATGATTTCATCAATTGGTTCTTTACGGAACCCATTGATGGTATCTAAGTCATCTGGATCAAATGGGGATTGTGATGTACCACGAATACGTTGTAATAATACTTCCCGCTTAATCTTGATTTTATCCCAGTTCGATACGGCACAAACCTTTTGATACCATTCTTCGTCCATACCGATTTGCTTATAGTTGAATTCGATATAAACGATACCATTTCTGGAATTGGCTTTCAAGAAGCCTTGGATATCTTCTTCTGTCATATCATATAATCGTTCTGTGAATACAGCGGCTTGCTCTCGAGTACTCATAGAATCTTTTACTGGTTGAGAATCGATATTCCCTGGTGTTGTGATAAAGATACGACCAAACATCGCACCGTTCTTCTTGGCATTTTCGGCAGCACGTACATATGCTGGACCTGCGGCCATGATGATAGTACCGATGTATTTCGTAAACTCAACTTCGTCATAGAACTGAATTGGTGCGGAGTTACCACGACCGATACCATCCGCTTTTTCTTCTGTTGCCGCTGATGGTTTAGAATCGATACGGTTACCATTAACAGGGTTCGTCATGGTTCGAACGTTGTCGAGACCTTTGACCTGTTTGAAGTCACCGCTTTCGTCTAATTCAATACCGTAGCGATGTTGCATATAGATTGGTAATACATCTTTCTGTTCTTTCATCTTTCTCAAATTATCATCAGAGTCTTTTTGGGATTTATTGGAGAAGTTGAATACAGAGTTTGATGTACCAAAGATGTAAGCCCAGTTTAAGCAGGCTAACATAGAGTGCGTTTTAAAGCACTGGCGTGGGATTACTAGATACAAGTCGATATTTCTAAAGAAACACCAGCAAGCGGCTAAGTTACCACGATGTAATCTGAATTTAGAACCAGCACCCGGTCCTGTACCGCCACCTTGTTCTGGGATACGGACACATTCCCGAATGAAGTACCATGGGTTAATAATACATTCATTGATGATGGCTTGTACTTGTTCTTTCGTTAGATTGGGACTGAATGGATCAACGTCAGCTAAGTCGGGATTATATAATGCTAAAAAGAAAGCATTATTCTTAATCCCTAATGATTTTAAATCCATTGCTGTCTGAATAAATGATAAGTTCGATGTTGATATATGATAGAAGAAAGGAATTCCTCTTGCATCAATCCCATAGAACTTAGACATATCATAACCCATAGCGGGTTTGGCTCCAGGTGGTATAAATGTTTCTTCCATAGAACCTCCTATAATAAGAATAAATAAGTCATTAGGAGCGAACCCCTAATGACTTATATTATTAGCCTTCATACCCAACTGGATATTTTACATACAAACCATATTTCTTAGGAGCAATCTTAGCTTCCAATATAATTTGACGTAATTCTTCGAGTTCGGATTTTTGTTTTTGTAGCATAGATTTAGATACACGAACACGTTTTCCTAACTCTGGATCTTCTAGTAGAGACAAAGAGTAGTTTACGATACTAAGGAATCTATATACGCGTTCAATTAAGAAGATTTTATCATCACTAGTTTCCATATCGGAAATTTCGATACGAATGATATCAATTTCTTTATTATCTACTTTCTTAACGAAGCCGTGTTTATCAATGAAGTCTTGGATAATCTTAGTGGCCTCATAGATAGCTTGCACTTGTTCTACAATATGAGCTTCAGCGATCTTTTCTTGCATTTCTTGCATCTTAGGATTAGAAGCTTCTAATGCAGGAACTTTACCGTTCACATTGGTGAATTTTATAAAGATTTTCTTCATCACAGCCTTCACATAGTTAGATGTGAGACCATCAACGTATTTTTTAACGTTAAAACGAAGGGTACGTGTACTATACTTCATATCATTGATAGATTCAAAAATCATGAGCAATACATAATTCAATGTATGTTCAAATTCAGTGGTATTTCTATCAATTGTTTCTAACATACCGAAGTTGGTCAAGATCTTATTGAATGCTAAACGATAGCGTTGTTCGGATTCTTCTGTAGCACGAAGCATGGAATCAACAGGAAGATCTTGTGTGTAGTTAACATATCCGGCGGCAGTTAAGAATGGAATGATATACAAATCACGACAGATAGCACTACGAGCCACAGCATTACTTCTATAATCAAGAGATGTAAGTGCTTGTCGTACAATCATAGTTACTTTTTCTGGTAATTCATAGTTGAACACCACTTGTTCGATACGATATAGTAATAGTGTTGCGATTTCTTTTGCGTTGAACTGTTTACTGGAGTTATATAATAGATTGGAGTCGATTTCAACATACCAATCATCTGTATTTTGCCAGATATCGATAATATCATCTGTGGAGTTACTTAATACTTTAACAGATATATCTTTAATATCTTCAAAGGTAGGGAACAGATTAAACCCAAAGAATGGACTTTGACCAGTCCGATCAATAATCGAGAATTTAGTTTCGATATTGAAAATACGTTTTAATATTCTAGCTATGTGGTATAGACTTGCCTCGATAGCATCTTCGTCACGAGTATGGATGATGTTATCGAACTTATCACTAAGCTCTTGGAACTCCATACCGTTCACGATTGATTCGAGGTTGGTCTGAATTCTAGCACGATTGTTGGTATTCATAGTAACCACCTTTCTAATCAATGTTATTTAAGTGTCTAACTCAGCATTATCTAATGAGAAAAAAAATAGAGATAGAACTAAACGTTCTATCTCTATTGATCAATTAGTCTTCAATTGCTTTAGTAATAGCATCACGGATATCCATAAAGCAATTGAATAGTTTTTCAGTATCACCATAGATACCTTTTTGAACCATATAAAGAGCGGCTAATTGAGCACGCAATTCTTTAGTGTCTTCTTCATTACCATTATCTACTACATGTTTAACGACTTTAGTGATATGGTCAAGAACACCTTCAAGTTCTTTAAGTTTATCTAACACTTCAGCACCCAATTTATGCATAGCGTTTACAGCATCTACTGGGTCGATAGTTTCTACCGTCGTCATTTCAATTTTAGAAAGTTTATCGAATAATTCAGTTGCATCACCAAGAAGTTCTTCGTATTCATCATCAAATGATTTAGTAGTGAATACTTTCTTGAGTGCTTTAACGTTTGCGGCATATGCTTTATTGAATGCGGTTAAGTATTCTGGATTAACTAATTTAGTAGTAATAGAGCCGTCAGCATTTTTAGCTTGCACTATATCTTTACTTTTCTTACTAAATATAGATTTAAGAGATTTAATCTTCTCAGCTAAACTCTTTTTCATTTTAGAGAGAAGGGATTCACCTTTCTCAGACGCCGCTTCAGTATCACCTTCGGTGAGCAATAGTTGAAGTTCAGCGGATTCAATTACGATTTCTTTATCGAGTTTCATATCGGTCATTATTTACCTTCCTCTGATATATTTTCTTGGGATTTTGCGTAGTTTTCTATATTTTTTAAATCTTGTTTATAAAGATTTATGTATGAAATTAGTCGGCTAGATACTAATGAGGTAGCCGAAGCAAGACTATTTAGGTATTTAACTTCACCAGGGAAACGTTCTTCGGAGTTAGCAATAGTTGAGATCTCTTTTTCGATATCTGTCAACAAACTTACCAACTTACCATCCTTAGTAGACTCAATAAATTCTTGGCGTTCTTTAATGAACTTATCCAACTTTAATTCACTGAGAGGGATAGTATGACGTTTTTTGTTATCTTGGCGATAGATGCGTTCAAGATTCAATTTCACCTTAGCAAGAGCATTCTCATCGAGCTTTTCAGACTTAAAAGCGTGAATAGATTGCTCTAATAGCTTGATAGAATCTTTGAAGTATTTGATATCAACCATTGAGTAAAAGCTAATATCTTTATTGATTTTTGCTTTTTGAAGTTTCTTTAACACTTTATCGATTGTACGGCCTGTTGCAGCATTAAAGATAAATTCAGTGTTACCTTCTTTGATTTTGGCTCTTAGGTTGTTGATTAACGCCAAAGTTTTGTTGCCAACACTAGCACTCGCTGCTTCAAGTGTATACATCTCAAGCAAAGCTAATTCAATACGTTCATTATTATAATCCATGGTTACCTCCTTCATTAGTGATGTACAATAACTGTACCCTGACCAGAAGCAGCGCCTGTATTATAACCAGTAGCATAACCTGCTTGGAAGCCTCTATCATAATACTTTCTAGCATAGTTATAAAGAGCTTTCATAATACGATAGCAATCATTAACGAGCTTACGCATCAATGCATATAATGCTAGAATGTTTTTAGCATGAAGTTGAGTGATAGAGTCTTTAGAAGCACGATTACCCGCTCGTTCCACTACTTTAGCATTAACGTCACTAGTGATAAGGATTCGAGTTAATTTACCCATGCGGATAGCATCGGACATTTCGATTCGCTGTTTAACAATAAGCTTTTCGTTATATTTGGACTTAAGCTTATTGATAGCTTCGCGAACTTCTTCAGCAATATCCTTACTATCTTCATCTTTTAACGCCTTAACAGATTTCTCGATTAATTTTTTGATATCTGCAATATCATTTTCATCGAAATCCTTATAGAATTTAGCTTCTAATGGGATTTCATGTTTGACTGCTTCAGTAAACGCATCGATGATTTTATCAATTTCACGTTTTTTGAACCAGCCTCTGATTTTAGTAAAAGTATTCTTGATGCCATCGATAGCGGATCCAAAAGCTTTTTTCAAGCTATCAGAGAATCCTTCCATGGCAATCTCTTTACTTTCGAGTTGGAACACTAAAAGTTCTGCCTCGATACAATATTGATTATACTCGTTCATGTTATATACCTCATGTTACGATTAGTTTTCAGTTTTTACGATATTCCGTGCCAATCTACGTAGATTATTTAAACTCATACGAGTAATACGGAATATGAGAGATGTCATAGCTACGAATAAGTTAATGAATCGACTCGTGATTTGATGGACCTGTTGTGAGGCTTTATCATCACGTAAGTTTGAAACTTTACTCTTAATTCGTTTAATATTGACATCTGCTGTTTGAACTCTAGCTTTAGTACCTAAGTTAGCATACATGACTAACTTCTTAACTAAGCTAGGGTTAATATTTGTGCGTTTGTGAGAACTCAATTGATTTCTAACAGTGTTCACACGGTCACGCATATTGTCGATTTCCTCAAAAGTTTTATCCCAGTCGATATCATTACCACTCAATGCAGCATTAATATCTTTAGCAAAACTAGGAAGTTTATTCAAGTCCATAAGTAATTGACGGAACCCAGGAATATCTGGTACAGCCATAGACTTATTCTTGAATCGACCCTTCTTTAAGTTACGACTAGCAAGTTTGTCGAGTACTACTACGTTAGCCTTCTTAACTAACGCAATAAATTTTGAAATGATTTTTGAAACAAGGCTAGAAGCCTTCTCAGCAATACGAATTAAGATATCTTTAATCTTAGTCGCAGTCTTAGACTTCAATAGATTAGTTTCAGCTTCAGTAGTATACAAGACGTATTCTTCATATTCTATAGCAGAATCATACATCAAAGTGTACTCCTTTCATTAAAGAATATCCCCATATGGCATAATAACCATATGGGGATATATCAGTTCCAATAATCTAAACGATCATCGTGCTATCTATTAGATATGAGTAGCGGATAAGCTGGAGTATACAGCGTTAGGAGCTAAACCAAGGTTACGTTCACGATATTGTTTGATGTACAAGCAAGATTGAACAGGAAGTACTTCAATGTTTTCGTAACGTTGTACGCACATGATGTTTGGAGTCAATGGAGTTAATGCGTTACGGTAGTTAGTTTCGATGTTGAAGCTATATTCATAACGACGGTATGTAATTACAGTGTCAGTCAAAGGAATAACAGTGATACGGAAACCTTTTTCTACTGTTTCTTTTTGGCTGGCAATGATATGTACACGAGTACCATCAACAGTCATAACGCCGAATTTGTAGTCAAGTTTAACACCACCGATGTTGGAGTCGGAGTTCAATACCCAACGGATGTCATCATCAGTTGCATTTAACAATTCAACTACGTAGGAGTTAGCAGAGATAGCAATCATAATACGTTCGTCACGTAACTTAGTTTTGATGTAAGAAATCATACGACCTAAGTAGTAACGAAGTTGTTTACTTCTCCATTCGGATTCTGGAACCATGTATGTGCTTGGTGCAGCCATATCGAAGGATACTTCATCAGCGAATTGGAAGTTATAACCCATTGGTTGGAATACACGGTTGCCCATGTTTTTAACTTTTTGGAAGGATTGTTCCAAGAAACGTTGAGTGTTGGAGTCAGCAGTTTGAGCACAAACGTCAGACATATCGGATACAACTTCAACAGTTACATCGATATTAGCCAAAGCTTTTTCGTCTTTAATTTTTTCCAAAGTCAAGCCAGCGTTGAAACGTTCTTTTTCAGCGATGGTGATTTGTTGGTTATGACGTTCTTTATCCAATTCAATTGTTTCGTTGTTGTTTGCATTGGACAAGTGACCACCGAATTGAATACCTTTAATTGTGATGTTAGTGGAAGGATCTACTGCTGCAGATACAGTTACTAAGCCATCATAAGGAGAGTAGGAACCGAACACTTGTACTTTGTTAGGAGCTTGTGTAGGGTCTACTTTGTTTTCAATTTCAAGAGTGTATTTGAATGTGTTGTTAGCGTAGTCAGGACGGATATCCAAGTTGTCTACTACGATAGTTTCCATAGTAGTACCAGCGCCGCCAGCAGCAGGTACAGGGATTTCCATTTTGATCGCTTTGATGCCGAAGTCATAGGACAAAGCATCACGTTGTTCTAAAGAACCACCGGATTCTTCAAGGATGTTCAAGTCGAACAAAGGCAATGTGCCACCAGCTTGTGGGTACCATTTGTTTGTTACTTCTTTACCAATACCTTGATCAGTGAATTCATAGTAAGAACCATCGTAGAAACATTCAGGGAAATATTTCTTTTCACCTTTCTTGTTTTTCAAGAAACGGCGTTCGTAAGCATATTTCACGATTGGGGATGTGGATACGATAGTTTGAAGCATATCTTTGAATTGGTTAGCAATGTATTGTTTTTTCAAGATAGGCATTGTCAAACCAACGATTGGTTCGATCAAACCAACGGAAGATGCTTCTGTCAACAATGTTTGACGAGTATTTTCAATGTATTGGTCCATTTTGTCGGAGTGCATTGCAACGTATTCGTCGTTGTTATTGTGACCATAAGTAGCGAAAGAAGATTCGGAAGTAGCTTCCAACGCATCATTGAACATAGCTTCTTTGTATGCTTCATATAAAGGAGCAACGTTCAATACTTGTTTCATATCGGAAAGGATATCGATTTGGTAGTTGTTACGGAAAGATTCAACGGTTGCTTTGAATTGCTCTTTGAAACCACCGTCACGATTATCAGTGAAAGATCCTACACCAGGAGTTACTTGGCGTTCGGAATCATAGATGTGTTGATACATTTGTCAACCTCCTAAATTACTTTTGTTTTCAAGAAAAAATTTGATGGTTTAATTAAAACATCAAATAGTCAATATAATTTAACTATTTGTTTGACCGTTATCTTCGTTATTTTGCATAATACGAAGCATGTCTACATTCAACTTCAGTATTTCGGAGAAATATTTAAAGTTGTAGAGGTTGATGGAATGGTCATTGCCATCGTAGTACAATAAGATGTAATTATACACGACTTCTCCCAATCGTGTAAGATTCTTACGTACTTGATTAATTGTCACAGAAGTTAAGATATTATCTTTTCTAGCCTCTGTTAATTTTTTGTTAGAATTTTCAATTGTTTTATAGAGAGAAATAAAATCTTTAAGGAGATTGATTTTATTTATCTTCTTATTCTTATCTGCATTAGGATCGCCATCAGCAGAACTATCATCAGAAGTATCGTCAGAGCTGTCAGCATCACCGCCAGCATCATCCCCTTCAGAATCAGTACCAGAAGAATCGTCACCATCAGTATCGTCACCGTCACCCATGTCATCGAGTCCAGAATCCATTCCATCATCATCAGAACTATCAGCATCGGTGTCAGTAGAATCGTTGTCTTCGGAATCCGATTCCTCTTCATCTCCTTCAGTAGGATCTTCAGTATTCTCTGTATCGTCTGTATTATCATCATCTGTATTCGTATCTTCACCATCTTCATCATCAGCAGGTATATCACCATTTTGTTCTTCATCAAGAGGTTCCTCATCACCTAAGTCATCATTGAGATCTTTACGAGCATCACGCATCGTATCTCGTGTATTTTTATCATCATCTTCTTCCTCTTTATTGTCACCATCAGCTTCAGTAACAAACTTGGATAGGATAGATTCATACACATCATCAATACTACCATCGGATTCTTCGGCCACGGAAGGTATGGGTGAGATCTCGCATTGGGTAC